CACCGTTCAAACAATTTATTATGTCTTTCCCACCTACTCAAGTGGCCGTCGTATATTGTGGGACGCCATTAATAACGACGGCTTTAGAATACTTGATTACCTTCCTAAAGAACTCATAGAGTCCAAGAACGAACAGCTCATGCGTATCAAGCTCAAGAACGGCTCTGTCTTTCAGGTCATAGGGTCAGACAACTACGATAATGCACTCGTTGGAACCAACCCGAAAGGTGTTGTGTTCTCTGAGTTTGCTATTAGTAATCCATTAGCATATTCGTTCGTTAGACCTATTCTATCAGCCAATGGAGGGTGGGCTCTGATAGTCAGTACACCTCGTGGAAAGAATTTTATGTGGGAAATGTACAATACAGCGCTTGAGAATCCTAACTCCTGGTATGTATCTAAGCTCACTGTAGATGACACTGGTCACATTCCTCTTGAAGAAATAGAACAAGAACGTCGCGAAGGCTCGATGAGCGAGGATTTGCAGTTGCAAGAGTATTGGACATCGTTTGATATGGGTATTGAGGGTGCGTATTATACCAAATACCTTGATCGTCTACGTCTCAACGGGCAGATATCTCACGTTCCATGGGAACCTGGACTACCTGTACATACAAGTTGGGACATCGGTTGCCGAGATATGACGTCCATCATATTTTTTCAAATTGCGGGGCAGGTTATACGTGTTATAGATTGTTATGAGAAGAATAAAGAAGGGATAGAGCACTATGTTAATGTTCTTAAATCGAAAGAGTACACGTACGGTAAGCACATCGGACCGCACGACATCAGAAACATGGACTTCAGCACAGGCATCACAAGATGGGAGAAAGCAAGACAGCTTGGAATCACATTTACAGTCGCTGACAAAATTGGGATCATGGATGGAATTGAAGCGGTTAGGTCTAAGCTACCCTCGATGTGGTTTGACGCAAACAACTGTGCGTCGCTCATTAAAGCTCTAGAGAACTATAGGCAGGAGTACGACCCTAAAAGAAAGGTCTACAAAGAGAAGCCACTGCACGATGTATTCAGCAACTTCGCTGATAGCATGCGATATCTCTGCGTATCGCTACGAAAAATCAATTCCAACACATCGCCTGAGGAACTAGAGAAACGTTACAGAGAAGCGATGTATGGCAACCAGGCGCACATGCCTCCTGTGTTCAGAGATGATCTGCCTAGATATTAGCTAATATTATAGTACCTCGTATTCCAAATCCTCGATGCGTGTGTTAAATTCATCTGATCTTTCGTACAGATCGTCTATGTCCTTTCGTAGCTCTTTTAGCTCTGCTTCTATATCTACCCTAGGCTTGATTGGCCCTACGTATGATATTAAGTGGTTGCGAAGCGCTTCTTTTGTTTCACGCAGTGCTTTCCGCCCAAAGTTCTTTATCGATAATAGCTCGGCATCTGTACTTTCTAATACTTTTCTTACGGTATTAAAGCCGGAGTGTTTCAAGCACATATGTGCTCTTACGCCTAGGCCCAATTGCCCTAAGGGAGCGTTTAAGTGTTCTTCTGATATTGCATTGATATTAAGCGGTACCTCGTAAAGTTCTAACATTTCTACTCCTTAACGTTTCTGTTTTAGTTCTTTCCAATATATTGCACATAAAAGATGGCATTCCGGAGAACACCATGATTTTTGCTTAAGTCGGTCTTGTTTAAACTCTTTTTGACAGGCTGTACATCTAGATGTGACGTACTCTGTCCAGCCGTTCTCGTCAGCATGTTTGACGTACTCTGTCACGAGCATCTCTATTATGTCCGACTTCTTACGCTGCCTAGCTTTGCATAGCGCTGTGAATTTCTTATGTATCCCTGGGTCTATGCGGGCAGTTAAATTTGTAGTCTTCATGAGCATATTATGCTACACAGCACACCTATTATTAGCAGCCATATCAACGTTGTGTTAGTCACGCCCATCATCTTCAATAATATCAATAATAATATCCATGCTATCATCACTAGTCCTTCTGTATTTGACCCCTATCTACCATTGTTTGATACAGGCTTTCAAATTGGACCATCAGCTCTGGCAAGTTCTCGACATCCATTGTCTTCATGTATTCAAACGCTGGCTGTAACAGTACCGTGATACACTCACATCTAATCTCTGTCTCTTTGAGTTGTAGCTCTGGATCATACTCAGCGCTCAAATGTACTGTTCTGAGCCCTACATTGATTACTTTCTCGAGGATTTCCCTCGCTTGCTTATCTGTCATAATATTTTCTTTTTATAAAGTCGATATCGCTTCTAGTTAACGACTCTTCATATTCTGCAGATTCATCGCTAAGAAACTCGAAAAGCTCATCGCGATCGACCTTGTGTCCGCGTAGCGCCACAAACGTTTGGAGCTTCCGAAATCTATGATACAGCCGTACAAACTTTTTAGGCATATGTTCTTCGATGTAATCCTCGTATTTTCTCAGCGTGAAGTAGGTGAGTACATTTTGTTGTAGCACTGAAGCTAACATCTCGTCGCTGATCGCCTTGAGCTCGTTCAGTGTAACAAACACTGTATAGTCGTTTTCTTCGCAAGGTCGTTTTCCTACTGCGTACGCCGTAAAAGCGGACGACTGTAGGAATACACCTTCTAATAGGTCTTCGAATTGCTTTTGATAACACATTCTAGCTCCTTTACCTTTGCTTCAAGTTTCATTAAATCTATTTTATTCTTTGCGACGCACTCGGCATTGAGCGCGCACAGATCTATTAACTTTTTATCTACCTCATGACAGTGGTCCATGATCATCTTCTCTCTGTCGACAGCACCTTTTGATAGAAAATAGCCTCCAACAAAAAAAGCTAGCATTATTCCGACCATCATGTATACGTCTACCATTTTATTGGTCCTTCTTTTTCTATCTGTTCTTCTAGCTTCTGCTCAAGATCATCTTTCGCTTGTTCGAATGCATTTAGCATGATCTCATATATTTGGCTGTCGTACATGGTCTTACCTGTTCTGAATGTCTCGATAGCTATGCAGTACAGCATTATATTTTCTACTTCTGGACCCATATCACACGGATGGTTGTCCTTTTTGAATCGACGCCACGCATCTCGTGCAGCATGTCTTATTCTTGGATCTTTCCATGTCTGTATTGACGGTTGATCACTCATTTTAGTATCCACCTTATTATTAATATTGTCACAATTACACCTATTATTCCCATGTTTCCCCCTCAGTAAACCATATTTCCCACTTGGTAAAAAAGGTGGCCGGCCTTCTAAAGCGACCACCATACTCAAACTGTGTTAAGTAAGCAGCCTAACACTTATCGGAGTTCCTATTACCTATAGTATCTCACAAAAACGTTTTAATGTCAAACAGTTTTGACTTTATAAATTTATAATGTTATACTATATTTGTAAAGTAAGATAATATAAGAAATAAGGACGCAAAATGGAAAAAAAGACATTTACATTGTACATGCCTGAAGACGTATCGCGTATGTTTAACGAATTATACGCGTATAACGTGATTGCGGGCGCTAAAGAGAGCAAATCGGACATCATATGTAACGCTTTAAGGGAGTTTTATAAGAAGTTTAATAGAGTAAAAGGAAAGGGAACGAATGAACGAAACAATGGAAGCGGCTCAGGGGGTGATGACAACCGCAAAGAGTGAGTTAGCGGCCACTGCCAGCAAGATGGCATCCAGTGCAACTGCTGAAATAGCCAGCGCAGCAGGAAATCTTGCAAATGCAGGCTCAAAATGGGCTTACGTATGGATGATCCAGCGTATCTTCGATAGTATCCTGTCTACTGTCCTGTTCGCTATTATAGTTTTTGCTATTCTTTATGCGGCTATGTTCTTCATGCGCCGATTTATAAAGATGTTTAAAGAAACCATGCATTCAAGGACGTTTGTGGATAAGGTGTCCGATAATATCAAGCACCAAATTGCCCTAGATAACAGTAAAATGATCGCATGTGTGGATAAGAGTAAAGAAGATGTGAGGTTAATCATCGAGGAGCTGAACGTAAAGGTACGACACTTTGAAGAAAAGCTGGATAGATACCAGTTTGAGCCTCTTCAGAACCAGTTACACGAGGTGATGAAGGAGTATAGGCTCGCTTTAAAGAAGTACGAAGATCGTTTAGCTATGATGGAAGAGTTCATGAAAGAGTTGGTGGAGGCAAAAAGAAGGGAAAATCATGAGAACAGAACAAGACAGAAGAAACACAAAGAACGCGATAGCTCTAGATAAAGAATCATATAAATATAAGAGATTTATAGGTTACCGCCTTGGAAAGAGGTTTGGTAGCTTAGTTGTGCGCAAGTTTCACGATGTGCACAATTCTATGTATAGGTTCGATTGCTTTTGTGAGCTCTGTGGTCAAGAAGGCATCTATACCTACACGTTTTTAAAGTCGCTTGGCAAGAAGTGTAGGCATTGTAAAGGTGTGCCGCAGCAGCAAAAGCTTATTGTTGAGCCACCGCAAAAGCCACAGTTTCAGTTTTGTGAGGTAGAAGCTTCCATATCCTCTATAGGCAGCTTATGCTTTGATTACCTCAAGAGTGAGATGGCCATGGGAACGAACGATGGCAAAGATGATAAATACCATGAGGCAAAGATGACTGTGGCTCTACACGATCTAGCTAAAGTTAAAGGTAGGCTGTTAAACATATATGAAACCCTTATGGGTCAGAAATAATATATGCGCTCTCGTGGTCCAGCTAGGTCTAAGACGCCACACTGTCAATGTGGAGATCGTGGGTTCAAATCCCGCCGGGAGCGCCAGACGTCGACAGATTGTCGACGACTCGATAATTATTTGTTACGCTGTTCTGGTAAAGGAACAAACCGTGACAAAATGTCACAGATTGTGACAAAATGTCACGGACTGAAAGGTGAAAGATGATAACAATTACTGAAGCTTTGCAAGAGATCAAAACTCTCACAAAGCGTATCGAAAAGAAAAGAACGTTTGTTCGCGGTTACTTGTGGAGACAGAACCAAATTCGTGATCCTCACGATAAGATTGGTGGATCCCACATTCTGATTAAACAGGAGCGACAAGCGATCAAAGATCTAGAAGACAATATAGTAGATATCAAGCGTAGAATAGACCAAGCTAACGCTACAACCCAGATTACTATCTGTGATGAAACCAAGACAATTGCAGAATGGTTGATCTGGAGAAGAGAGCTAGCTACAGGTAAAAAGCGGTTCTTGGAGTCCATGCAATCGACCATCCAAAGCGCTCGTACACAAGCAGCGCAAAAAGGATTACAGGTTGTACAAAATGACACCAAAGCTGGTGACTTTGATATCATAGTGAATATTGATGAGAAAGCGCTTGCTGATGAAATCGAGAAGATGGAAACTATGCTATCGACGCTCGATGGACAGTTGTCGCTTAAGAACTCGACAGTAAATATATGAGTGAAGAGGAAACTATAGAGGTCACGGGCTACGTATATGACGCCAAGACTAAAGAAACGACGCCGTATACATGTAGAATCCCTAAACCGAAGAGTAAACCTCGGAACTTAACGTTCGAAGTCGTCAAAGATCTAGGCAATGGCTGCCTACAGGTCAAACCGACTGAGAAGCTAGAAGATTGAAATTTACGCCTTGTATAGCGAAGTGAGATAAATGTTTGAACTACTGATTAGCTCATTTGGTAGAGCACAACACTTGTAATGTTGAGGTAGTAGGTTCGATTCCTACATCAGAATGCGTATGGGACGCACGGCTTTTAACGGCCTTAGGTTTAAAAGCTCAAAGTTCAAACATGAAAGTTTAAAGTTATCAAAGTTAAAAGATTAAAGATTAAAGCTCATACAAAACCACCGATTTGGTGATACTTGCAGAGATGTAAGTGGCGCACTCCAAACATGTGCGCTCCCAGCCAGGTGGCTGCGACTACAAGGCATACTATTCTATTCTTGAACCCGCACATTCGAAATCCTAAACTAGTAGTGTTAATCATTAACTAGGAAGGAAGAAAGAATGGCGCTATTCCCGCAGATCGGCCCCCAATATTACTCCACGAAGGATAAGGGGATCCTGAACCGCATGGAAGCTTTCTATAGTGAAGCAATCTCCATCAACCAGGCATTTTGGTCAGAGGCTGATACAGATACCCGGTTCGAGGCAGGAGATCAAACCTTATGGAATGATCTATATGGCTCGTTACCAATGAATCGTCGTCGACAGTTTAGTTTTAACCGTATAAGACGCGTTAAAAACATGATAAGCGGTCACCAGCGACGAAATCGTAAATCCACAGTTGTAGTTCCCGTAGATAACGGTGATGAAGTCACAGCAGATCAGTTCAGTAAGATCATGATGTGGTGTGCCGAGCAAGAAGGTATACTTGAGACCATCTCTGATGCGTTTGAAGGTGCTCTTGTTACTGGTATGAACCTGCTTCAAGTGTGGGTAGATTACAGATCAGACCCCGTCTCTGGGAACATAAAAGTAGATAACTGTAGCTATAACAGCTTCCTCATAGATCCATTCTTCCGGAAACAGGACCTGTCAGACTGTAAAGGTCTGTGGAAACGGTCGTTCTTAACAAAATCAGAGTGTATTTCTTTACTTCCAGACTTTAAAGAAGAGATAATAGGGTTATCTGGCAACGATACGCGGGACAACAAGTTCCAGTTTATGCCCGAAAATTACAACTATGGTCCGAAAAATCTTTTAACTTATGATGAATTTTACTATAGGGATTATCGGACGCAAAAGATGTTGGTTGACACACAAACCGGCGAAACAATGGAGTGGAAAAGTCAGGATGAAGCAGCTCTTAAAGAATATTTGAGAGTATATCCACAAGTAACAGTTATCGACCAAGAGATCCCTACTGTTAGGGTAGCGATCGTAGTACAGGGAAAAGTAGTTTATGACGGACCAAATGCACTTGGCATTGATACTTATCCTTTTGTGCCAGTTATGGCGTATTATACACCTGAAATGCCTTATTTTCCGTGGCGTGTTCAGGGGATAGTCAGAGGGCTCAGGGATGCTCAATATTTATACAACAGAAGAAAAGCTATTGAGCTTGATATATTGGAGAGTCAGATAAATTCGGGTTGGAAGTACAAAGAGAATGCACTTGTTAACCCTAAAGATGTTTTCCTTTCAGGCCAGGGGCGCGGATTAGCGCTCAAAGAAGAGGCTATGATGACCGATGTAGAGCGTATTCCGCCTGCTGGTTTCGACTCTTCCATAGTTCAAATCTCTGAGATATTGGCACGTGAAGTTCAAGAGATATCGGGGGTCAACGAAGAATTACTCGGTAGCGCGATCGACGATAAAGCTGGTGTGCTATCAATGTTACGTCAGAGCTCTGGATTAACTACACTCCAATCTCTTTTTGACCAGCTCGACAGGTCCCAAAAGCTGCTTGGTAACATCATGCTTGATATCATTCAGGCCAACTTTACACCAGGAAAAGTACAGCGTATTATTGAAGAAGAACCTACCCCTCAGTTTTACAACAAAGCGTTTGGAACATATGACGCGGCGATAGAAGAAGGGTTAAATACCACTACACAAAGGCAGATGCAGTTTGCACAGCTATTGCAGATGCGTGAAGTTGGTGTTGAAATACCAGATGAAGTTCTCCTTGAAGCATCTACTCTCCAGAACAAGAAAGAGCTT